ATAGTATCACCGGAGAAACCATTGAAGATTTCTTCACAGAGACCGGAATTGGAGTAGGTATCACTGATATTGTAAGTAACAACGTTGGAACTGCTTACACCATCTTCACTGATCATGATCACGGTCTCAATAGGATTACTAAACCGGTTATCGATAACCCTGGTGCAGGATATGGAGATGGATCATCTACTATCCAATATTTCTACAATGCAACACTAGAAAATACTGGTGGAGGATCCATCGGTAGAAATGGTACGGCACTAGTAACTGTGGATGGAACATCATCCGGTGAGATTATTGATATTGCTATCATGGATGGTGGAAGTGCTTTCGTTGCAGGTGACACCTTCAAAGTTGTTGGTATTGCAACAACAACAGGCTTCACTGCAGCCACAGGTTCGGTTAATAAGACCTACAATAACCTGGGTGATGTTATCTCAATTTCTGGTATCAATGATTTTGACGGTAGAAGCTTTAATTCTGATTATAAAATTACCTCTGTTCCGGCAATCAATGAGGTTGAAGTTGTTCCACTATCAGCAACTTCACCTGGTATCTCAACATCGGGTCTAGGAAATGTTGTATCAGATCCAGGATCATTCTCGATAATTGGACCAGCATTTGATACGAATAATTTCGTATATAATAAGGATGTAGGTCTTGCCACGGTCACCACGGACTTTGCCAATAACTTCCGAGTTAATAATACTGTAACGGTAAGTGGTGCTGCTCAAACATTCTTTAACGGGTCTTTCATCTGTGTAAACAAAATTGGTCTGACCACTGTTGTTCTGAATGTTGGTGTCAATACTGTAACACCCTCAACATCTGGTACAATTCAACTTCACACTAATGGCCTTCAAAACAATGGTGGTGATATCATTGTTGGAAGTGGTGTACTTCATGGAAGAGAACAACCTATCTACGCTGGTATCACCACCACTCTATCTGCTGCAATCTCTAGTAAGACCACTGATACTATCAACGTCAATAACATGACAGAATTTGGTTTCCTGATTGGAGACTATATTCAAATTAATGATGAAATCATGAGAATTAAGACCACCGTAAGTCGTGTTGGTGGAACAACACAATTAAAAGTCTTTAGAGCAGTATACGGCACTATTGCAGGACTTCATGACGTTGGATCTGTAGTACAGAGAGTTAGATTCTATCCTATTGAGTTTAGAAGAAACTCCATTATTAGGGCATCTGGTCATACATTTGAATATGTTGGATATGGACCAGGAAATTACTCTACTGCATTCCCAGATAGACAGACAAAACAATTGACAATTGATGAGGAGATTATCTCTCAATCACAAAAAATGGCTGGAGGTGTTGTAAATTACACCGGTATGAATGATAGAGGGGACTTCTATATTGGAAATAAGAAAGTTGCTTCTAACACTGGTAGAGAACAAGTCTTTGATACTCCAGTTCAAACTGTTACCGGTGAAGATCCATTTGCAAGTGGTTCAACTGATGACCTTAGTAACTTCAATTACTCAGAAAGTTCTACCGTCAAGATCAGTAGAAATCTTGTCGTGAATGGTGGTGACAAGACCAATATTCTTTCAGAGTTTAATGGTCCTGTCCAATTTACCCAAAAGGTTGTAAGTACTTCATCTGAAGGAGTTGAAGCGAATAGTTTGTTTATTCAGGGTAATGCTCAGGTATCAAGAAAGATTACTGTTGGTATCGCTACCCCTAGTGAAACTGGAACTCCTGGTGATATTGTCTTCCATGCCAACCCCACCACAGGCGGAACTGTCGGTTGGGTATTTACCACTGGTAATGTTTGGAAGGAGTTTGGAACAATTGCCAGTTGATAAATAAAAATAACAAAAACTGACCTGGTAGATAAATGGCAATTGATAAGGATTTTGTCATCAAGAATGGCTTACAAGTCAATGAAAATTTGGTCTTCGCAGACCCTGATACCGATAAGGTCGGTATTGGAACGACTGAAGCCAATAGAAAGTTAGTTGTTATCGGTGATGGTGAGGTCAGTCAATCATTGGCTGTAGGAACCACTATCACCGCTGAGAGGATAGCAGTTACTGGTGTATCTACCGCACAGTCCGGTCTAGATGTTGGTATTGGTGGAACGGTTATTACAGCTTCTGTTCTTAATAAACAGATCGGTATTAATTCGACCAATCCAACTTACACATTAGATCTAAGAGGTCCAGTATCTACTGGAACTACTGCTGCATTTGTTTTTGGTGACGTAGAAGTTACTGGTTCAGTTAAGGCAGCATCACTTTCAGGTCAGATATCTGCTGGCGGAACGGTTGGTTTTACTAACGTAACTGTTGATAATAAACTGATTGCAAATAACGCTGAAATATTCACCAAGTTCAATATTGATGATAACAGTAATAAATTTAGATTCCTAGCTGCAGGTGACCCTCCCGGAATCGGATTCACCGTAAATACAGATAATCCAGAGATTTATCTACAAAGAGGACAGAATTATAGATTTGTTGTAGATGCTGGTGGTTTCCCATTCTACATTAAAACAGAACCCACTGCTGATCTCTTAAATCAATTCAACAGAGGTGTTGATAATAACGGTGCTCAAGTTGGTATCATCACCTTTAAAGTTCCCTTTGATTCGCCAAACAAACTTTATTACCAGGCATCTAACATTGCTGGTATGGGTGGTTCTATATTCATCGGTAATGACAATAAAAATCTTTCAGTTGGTGTTCTGACTGTTACATCTTTCCTTGATAGTAATACTCAAGCTGATTTTGAACAGATCTTTGTATCAGGTATTGGAACTATCAACAACCTGAAGGGTCCTGACTTCAGTGTAAGTTCTGGTATTGTGACTGTTAGACAAGACCAGACTGCATTTATCGGTGTTTCAACTGGTGCAGATAAAGTTCTGATTGAAAAGAAGGGTGATAACACCAGTTATCAGGTAATGTTTACCGAGAACAATGAGGATGGATATGCAGCAGGTTATATTGATTCAGAGACTCTGCAATTTAGATATAACCCACAAACTCAAGAACTTTCTGGTCTTGTAAATGTAACATCAACAACATTCAGTGGTATTGCAACAGGTGCCGATAATATCAATATCGATAAAACAAGTGCAGCCGAACAGTTCCAGGTAACTTTCAGTGGTGATGGAGAAGCTGGTTATGAGAGACAACTTATTGACTCCGAAGGAGATAGATTCTTATATAACCCTGGCACCAATACTCTTGAATGCACCAATATTACTGCAACCACTGTAACCGCTGGTCTGGCTGGTACTGCAACTAATGCAAACTTTATTAATGTTGATGAGAAGAATGATAATACCGATTATCAGGTATTGTTCTCGGACAATCAAGGATCAGATTATCAAAGACCTTATATTGATTCCAACAGTGGACAGTTTAAGTATAATCCATCCACACAAACACTAACAGCAGGGAACATTGCTGGTGCTGGCGATAATATTACCAATCTTGACGGGGGTAATATTTCACAAGGTACCGTCGATGTAGATAGATTACCTGATGCATCCACATCGGGTCAGGGTGTAGTTCAACTGAATACTTCTATTACCAGCTCATCTACGACTCAAGCTGCAACACCATCTGCAGTCAAGGCTGCTTATGATGCTGCAATTCAAGTTATTCCCTCCGGGTCGGTAATGTTGTTCTATCAATCTGCTGCACCAACTGGCTGGACAAAACTTACCACCAATAATAATAAAGCACTTAGAGTTGTTAGTGGCACCGGTGGCGGAACTGGTGGTAGTAATACATTTACATCTGCATTTGACTCCTCACGAGCGGTTCCACTTCTTCAACACAATCACACTGCAAATTCAAGTAATCAAAACAATAATCACAGTCATTCTGCAAATGCTTCGTCTAATTCAGGTGGCGGTGGATCTCACAATCACAGTTTTAGTGACGGTCATAGTCACAACGTATCGGGAAATTCCAATAACAATGGAAACCACTCTCATAGTACACCAACTGGACTTGTATCGGGTGATGGATCAGATTTCAGTTCAGTAGGTGATGGACAAGGTGGCTCCGGCTTTGGTCAATCCAGTGGCACCTCTAACACCGGTGGACACTCTCACTCAATGAGTGGTAATACTAATAATGCTACTGTATCTGGCAATACATCAACTAAAAGTAATCACTCACACAATATAAGCACAAACGTATCGGTTGGAAACAATAATAGTAGTCACAAACACAATATAACTGTAAGTAATAATGGTACTAGTGGAGCATCAATGGACTTCGCAGTTCAATATATTGATGTCATTATCTGTTCTAAGGACTAGGTGGTAATGTATCAAGGGGATTATGAGGTGTAATCTGTGATTGCACAATCCCCTGTTGCAATCCTTCAATGTAGAGTTGTTGGTTTAATTGATTTGCTTGTGCTACATCGTTTCTAAAACTTTCTACTGCAGCACCAGTCTGATTTGATTTCTGAGCAATCTCAACGGCCATCATAGGCATCCATGCGACGGCACATTTCCATTCGTCAATCTCTTGTCCTGTGTTTGGATTTACTCCCCTTACCTCAGTGTACCAAGCACATTTACGACCGACACATTTCTTTTTGATGAGAGGGCAAAACTCACCTTCCTTCATTGTGTAAATACTCAATCACCTCAAATATTTATCTACTCAC